CAGCGACTCATCGTTCAGTTTCTGGATCGAGAACTTGAACTTGGCCGCAGCCTCCTCCGTCTTTTCCATTTCGTCCCGTCCGGCGCGGAACGCGCCGCCGCCGAAAATTGTGGCGATGTTGTCAGGCAGGTCGGTGAACATTCCACGCATCGAGTTACCGAAATCGAGCTGAGACTCGCGGAACGAATCGAACTGCGCCCGCGCCGTGTCCAGCCCCATGTCGAGGTCGTCGAGCTTCGTCAGGTTGAGCATCTCGCCGCGGGCCTTGCGCATCGAGTCGGTGACCTGGTCGGCCGAACCCTTGATGTCCATGAACAGGCCAACGGCGACACCAGCAGCGGCACCCCACGGGCCGAGCATCGCGCCCATGAGCCCGTACTGGGCCGTGTTAGCGATACCGAGGCTGTCGCCGAGCCCCGTGGTCGCCAGCGTCATGCCAGCGATCAGCGCGGCGCCACGTGCGGCGTTGCGGAACATCATGGCCTTATTCATCGTCGTGACGCCAGCAGCAGCACGCCACGCCTCCTTCTCGAGGAACTGAATGTTGGTTCGGGCAGCCGCGAGGGATCGCACGAACTTGGACGCGGCCCACCCGCCAGCGGCGAGCATCGCGGTCAGCGCGAGACCGGTGATCACGGCAGCCTGCATCGGGGCCGGGATCAAACCGATCCCGTCCGTGACGGCATCGACGGCGGAGGCGAACGCGGCCAGCACCGGCAGCACCGTCTGTCCGAAGTCGATCATGTTGTCCTTCACGCCGTTCCACGACCGCTTCATCCGGGCCGACGCGGTCTCGTTGAACTTCGCGCTCTCCTCGGTCAGCGCACTGTTCTCCCCGATCGCCTGGCTCGCCGCCTTGAGCGCACGCGCCGTCAGCGGCCCAGCCTGGCCGAGCGACAGGACCGCACGCATGAGGCGCTGATCGCTCAACCCGAGATCGTCAAACACGGCAGTCGTCGACTCGCCCTCAGCGGACATCTTCGCGAGCCCCTGAATAAACGAGTCGATCGTGCCAGCGGCGTCGTCGCCAAACGACGCCTGGAACTGCGCCGCGCTCATCCCCGCAGCATCGGCGAACACGTCAAGTTCTTCTCCGCCGTCGATCACAGCGTCGCGCATCGTCATGAACACCTTAGAGAAAGCCGTACCGCCCGACTCTGCACCGACACCCACTGAGGTCAACGCAGCAGAGAACCCCATGACCTCGTCAGCCGACAGGCCAGCGATCTTGCCGGACGCGGCGAGACGCGACGACATCTCGGTGATCTCAGCCTCTGTGGTCGGGAACGTGTTGCCGAGCGCGACCAGCGTCGAGCCGAGAGCGTCGACGTTCTCATTCGACAGACCCATCACGTAGTTGAAACGGGACAGCGCGATCGCTGCGTCGTCGGCCGACAGGTTGGTCGACGTGCCGAGGTTGATCATCGTCTCGGTGAACTTGGCGATCTCCGGAACGGCAACACCGAGCTGGCCAGCGGCTTGGGCGACGTTGGCGATCTCAGTGTGGCTCGACGGCAATTCTTTGGTCAGCCCGCGGAGCGTGCCCTCAAGTGACGACAGTTGCGTGTCCGAGCCCTCCACGGTCTTGAGGACACCGGTCCAGTCCGACTGCCAATCGACCGCGGCTTTGCCCGCCAGCCCCAGCGCAACGGTGGCGACCACGGCGTACTTGCCCGCCGCGGAGCCCAGCGACTCCAGTTCGCGCCGGTTGATCTCGCCGTAGGTGGCGAGTTTGCTCATGTTCGTATCGACAGCTGCGCCGAACTGGAGCACGGACCCCGCAGCCGTCGCCATCTGCCCCTGGAACTGGCCGACGTTGGACGCGAGGCGCACATACAGGGTCTGGCCGGGAGTCATGCCGCGGGCTCCTCGTCGTCGAGGTCGAACAGCGCCGGGTTGGGAATCAGGCCGATCCGGATGCCCTTGGCGTGCTCGGGCACGTTCTCGCGCTCCATCTCCTTGAGCTCACAGCCGGGACAACGCTCGGTGTGCGAGACGTACGCGAACCGGTCGCCGCCGAGACTTGGATCCCAGTCCTCAGACCGGGTGCCGCAGCCAGAGCACGCCTTCGCCTTCCATTCGCTGTACGCCTGAGCCTTCTGTCGGTCGAGGGATGTCCACCGCAGCGGCCCGCCGAGGAAGTGAGAGTGAGGGATGCGATACGTCTCGCACACTTCGAGCTCGGCGCGCAGTTGCGGGTCGACCTCTACGCTTTTCCCAGCGTCGCCCGCGATCCCTGATTGACGCCGACACAGGTCGTGAACAGCAGTGCCGCCTCGCCCTGATTCAGGGTCGAGGGGACCGACTTCCAACGGCCCGTCTCTGCGCCGTCAGAGCCAAGAACCGGGTACTGTCCGCCGAGTAGGTGCGCAGCCTGCTTCACCGAGACGTCGTCGACTGAACACGCCGACACGAGCGCCGGAGCGAACTTCGTCACGTCGTACTCCTGGCCTTCCTTCTTCTGCTGCGAGGTGGGCGGGAACTCGGCCTGCAACTCGACGTAGACGTCGGAGCCCAGCGCCCGGACGCGGAGGATCACGGCGGCGTCAGCCTGGCCGCGCTCGGCCTCCACGACAGCGGCACGGTTCTCGATCACGGCGGCGTCGGCAGAGATTCCCGCGGCGACAATCTCGGTCGTGATCTGCTCGGGCTCGAGGTGGGCCACAACCTCAGAGCGGGCGCGCTTCTCAGCCCGCTTGAGGGCTTCTCGAGCCGCGTCGGCGATCTCGGCCGCTTCCTCGTCGTGGAACGTGACAGCACGCTCCATCGGCTTGCGGTTCCGCAGACGGTTGATCTTCGCCGCCCATGCGTCGACTTCGGTGTTCTGGTTGCTGGTGTCCGTGGTGCTCATGCGGGCCTCCTTGTTAGGTGGCCCGCACCGATCGGCGAGTTATAGCCCGTGGGTGCGGGGGGAACCTCGTCGATCGGTACGGGTGTCATGCACCCGGATTCAGTTATGGGTAGAGCGGTGGATCAGGCAGCTGCCGCGGGGACTGGCTTGTCGAGCGACGGCTCCTCGGTGATCGAGAAACTTGCCACGGTGCGGGCCGGGTCGTTGGTCGCGCTGTACTCCGCGCCCTTGGACTTGACACGCGTCGGGAACGTGTCCATCGAGGGCGAGGCCGGCTTGTCGCCACGACGCAGGATCACGACGAACCCCTCGGTGCCCTTGACGAGCAGCACGTCGACGTCGACGTCACCATCACCCTCGGGAACGTCCTCGGGCTCGTAGAACGTGAACGACGAGTCCGCGGCCGAGTCGAGGCCGGGAATCGACTTCTCGAACGTCGAGGACATGTCCGGGGTGGCTGCGGAGGCGTTCTCCAACATCCATCCGGCCACGTCAGCGATCTCGGGAGTCAGGTCAGCGCCAGCGTCAAGCTCGATCCTGGTCGGCCCTGCTGCGAGGTCGGCGACGGACGGCAGGAAATAGAACTTCGATACTCCGCGGCGAACGAAACGCTTGGTTGCCATGTGAGGCTCCTAATCGGGCACGGCCCGGTTGGTGGGGTGTGGGATCAGTTGCCCTGACGGCCAAAGCGGGGTGCCTTGGCATTCGGGGTGCTGTCCGCGTCTCCGCTCGCGGTCGCGTCTGCACCCGTGGATGCGTCCGTTGTGGACGTGGGGACGTCGACGACGGGGGTCTGTGGCAGATCGTCGGCGGTCGCCTCAGCGCCCGCCTCAACCTGCGTGTAGCCCTTCTTGAGCCAGAACCGGAGCGACCCTGCTGGCTGCTCGACGACCGGGCCGTTGCCCAGTCGGATCTTGACGAGCGTGGTGCTGGTGCTGGTCTGGCTCACGGCTACTCCTGTGGTGTGACGGTCAAGGCGAATCGGATGTCATGTGTGATCGTACCGGCTTTTGTGTCCTTACTCGACGATTCGGACCCGTTCTCAGCACCCATGTCGCGGTCGATCACCTTCATGCCGCTCACGGTGAGCGCGTGCAGGAACTCGCCGGTCGCGTCTCGTCCGACGATCGCGCGCAGGATCTTGTCGTGGAACACCTCGATCTGATCGCCGCGCAGAGCGGTCCCGGTCGCTTGGTAGTTCCACGTCGAGTCGGCATGGGGTGAGTGGAACGCGGGACCACCGAAGGTCGTCCAGAGCGGGTACAGGATCGTGTACGGCGGATCGACGCCGAGCCCCGCAGTGTCTCGCGGGATCGTCGAGATGTCGCACGGCTTGCCGGTCACCTCGGCGATCAGGTCGCGCACCGCTTTCGTCATGGGCAGCCGGGGCAGGGGGCTCTCAGGCATCGTCATCACTCCATCCACCGAGGCCACGCATGGCCGCGTAGTAGGCCGGTCCGATCTCGTCGACGGCAGGTCCGACGTGAGGGAACGGCGGCTGATTGAACACTCGACCGATGCGGTCCGCACCGACGAATCCGTACTCGAGGCGGCGAGCCTGTGGCTTGTCCGTGCCGACAGTGGCTGTGGTCGTCCCGCTCTGCGAGGTCACGCGAGTGGTCCACGATCGGCGGTAGTCGCCGGTCCGGGCCCGCGGCCCAGGCCGGCCGGACGCGTTCGCCTTGATCTTCGTTTCGAGCAGCATCGAGTGGTGGCGCACCAGTTGATTCGACCGGAACGCCGCCCGGACGCCGACCCGGTCGAGTTTGGCCGCGATCTGTGGTGCGTTCGTGTACGAGCCCGCAGCAGCGTGTGCGTTCGGGTGGCTGTTGAGGCCCGTCACGTCAGGGCCGTGCTGGCTTGAGGTACGCGAACCGGGCGACGGCGACCATGCTCGACGCTGGGGGCTGGGTGACCTCGAACGTGTCGCCGACGGTCGCCGCGTCGCCCATCTGCGCACTGACCGCCTTGACCGTCACGACGTGGCCGAGCCGGATGTCGCCCTCTTGTGACAGCGGCAGCATCAGCTTGTGGGTCGTGTCCGAATCGACGGGTGCGGTCTGCGTGTCGACGTCGGACAGCGAGCCCTCTCCCCCCATCGGGAGCACCAGACCGGGGCCGTCGTAGACGACAGCGGGGGCGGTCGCAGTCAGGTCGCCAGTCGTCTCGTCGAGCACGTCGTCATGCGCGCCCTGCTCGGCGAGGACTTCCACACGCGAGTCCTCCATGAGCGATTCGAGGAACAGGCGTACGCCCGTCAGATCAAGCGATCCCATTGGCCCACTCCGTCAGCTGGCGCAGCATCGCGGCGGTCAGGCCGTGCGCGTCGTTGGTCAGGTCGAGGCGCTGCAGGGCAGCCTTGCTCAGTTCCTCCGGGTCGATCGCGGAGAGGAACGCGGCAGCGGCGGG